ATCATCAAAAGGCATTAAAGACCCTTCTTCAATCATTTTTTGTGCTAAGTCTAAAAGACCACTCTTGTCTACTTTTGATCTACCTTTTCCACTGTTGTCTTCTACTTGTGAAATAAGATTGTCAAGTTCTGCAATTGTTTCTTCTGTTTCAGCTTTAGCTTCTTCCTTCTCCTTTCTTTCAGCAGAGGTTAATGGATTGTTGTCAAGGAACGAAGTGTCAATGTTCTCCTTTGAGAACATACCTTTTGGTTTTTCTGGTTCTCCATTTTCAGGAAGCATAATGCTTTCTGCACCTGGATTACCAAAAAGCTCATCAATGTTTATGTCCACTTGTCCTACCGCTGTAGATTCTTGAACATCCTCATTGAGGTTTTTTGTTTCATCTGTCATCTTTGTTGGTTTTGGTTTATAATTTAATATACTAATTAAACTTGATAAATTTAAAGCAGCTTATAAAATTTTTCACACTATATAGCTAACTATTATTCTTTTCCTTTAGGCTTATCAAATCTATTTTTGTTTTCTTGTGCAACTTGCAATTGTTTATCTGCTATTTCTCTTTGAGCTTGGATCTTTTCTCTTTCAATTTGAGCTTTCTGAGAATCATTATTCATTCTATTAGTTTCCTTTTCTCTCTGTAAGTTTGTTTGATCTTGAAACTCTTCAGTAGCTCTGATCTCTTTCATAGCATCTAAGAAGTCTGATTCTTTATTTTCATTAATATCAGTCATTGCACCCATACCTGACGCACGTATCTCAGCAACAAGAATATCTTTTTGTCTATTTTTCTCATCTCTCAACTCAGCTGCATCAAGTTCCATTTTCTTTTGTTTCTCTTGAGAATCAAGTTGTTGCTGTTGCATTTCTTGTTGATGTTGTTGCTCCTCTTGTTTTTGCTTGTTCATTTTTTCTTCAGCAGCTTTAAGTGTACCGGTAACTTCAGATATACTATCTGCTTGAACAATTTTACCAAGATCAAAGATTGTTGCTCCAGTTGTATTGTTTGTTAAAGCCATTTGTTTCAATTGCTCTAATACAGCTCTGTTGTTTGCATTTGTACTACAGAAGATATTAAGATCTCTCATTAATAAATCAGTACCATTTATTTCAAAATTTACTTTCTCATCCTGAGATGTCATGTATGTAAGTCTTGTAGATGGTTTTGTTGAATTATAGTATTGAGCTAAATCAGTTCTCATCTGGTGTACTCTTGGCATTAAGTAATCACAGTGCTGCATGAAGAACATCTCAGTTTGTGCATAAGAAGCACTCTTAGCCTGTTCTACGCCTGTAGCTGTAGTTTGTGTTAACTCTTGTCCTAATCTTTGAGGATTGATACCAATTACTTCATAAGCTTGTTGCTTAAAGTGCTCTGCTAATTTAATTCTTGACATTAACCTTTCTGTTTGTGAAAGATCTAATTTCTGAAAGTGCTGGAAGTTAAGAGGGTTTTCTGTATTGCTTATTGAGGTATCCAAAGGAAGCATTTGGAAATTCTTCATTGCCACATAAGCTTTTGATAAATTGTTCTTACCCCAGTCTTCACCCATTGAGTGTCTTGGTAGTGAATTCTGATCAAGTAAAATTACTGTTCCTAACTCATCAACTAGTATATCAGCAATCTGATTGTTTACAATGTTATATCCAATCTGGTATGGCTTCATTAAGTCTAACAAAGCTGTTGACTTAGTATTTCTATCAGAGAATACTGCTCCTTCTACAGGAAGCTTACATCCATACAAACTGTTATCACCTTTGAATTGAAACTTTAATGGGCCAATATGATTCTTATCTGTACCAATATAGATAGGAGAGAAACCTCCAGGATTATTCATACCCCAGAATGAAGGAATATTTGGACCAATTTTCACACCACCCCAAACTTCATTAATCCAGATCCAGTCAATATGTTCTCCAAAAAGCAAAGTATCTTTTGTTTTGTTTTTGAATAATCTATTATCATAGATTGGTTTATCAGTAATCTTGTAATCTTCTGTTACTATTTCATTGATCACCTCACCGCTTTCAGCAATTTTTGTAAGGTGTCCAATTTTTCTTTGAGACTTCCAGTACGCTGTAGTTACTCTCAATAAGTAAGCTGTACCTTGATCATAATAATCTTCTCCTTCAGAAAGTATTTGATTAACAATATCACCACCATCATAAACTGAACCAGCCATCATACTAGTGTATTGTCTGTATGCTAATGAAGGCATGTTAGTATTCCATTCATGAGACTTAGTAGCATCATAGAATGTACCATCATTTTGCCCTCCAATAGTATAACCTGCAGATCTGATTGGATAAATTGCTTCAAGACCTTCATGCTGTTCTTCCGTCAACATGTAACCATATTTATCAATAACATCAGCTACGGTGAGCATATCCACTTTACCAACCCAGTTACCTTGTGAAATGTATCTTGCATCAGGAGATTTGTGATAGAAAGTTACTGGAGGATTCCAAAGCTCAACTTCATAATCATCTTCCATCATTCTCATGTGCCAGAACTCTCTGTCTGTAATCAACATATCTCTGAACCCTCTTTCTTCAAGCTCATCCATATGAAATCTTTCACTATCTACTTTATGTTGATGTATAGCCCATTGTTCTATCATGGATCTATAATCTTTCTGCATATATTTTTCAATCTCAGGAAGAGACTTTAAATTTTCAGGAGACAATTGTTGTTGTGCTTCTTCTGATTCAGGATCTAAACCTTGCTCAAGCATTGCTGCTTGAATTTTCATTTTAGCATCATCCATTAATGTATCCTCAACTAGCTTTCTTTTTTGCTCTAACATTTCATTGTAGGAGAATTCATCAATACCTCTGTATGAAAGTTTGGTAGTTCTTTTTGCAAATTCAGCTACTAGAACATTAATAACATTTGGGATAATAGGATAGAATTTTAATTCAAGTGCAGACCAGTCTTCTCTAGTTAATACATCAACAATATCTTTCATTTCATTGTTTTCTTCAACTATGTAATCAGACTTATCAATGATACCTTTAGCCAACTTATAATTTTTCATAAGTCTGCGGGCATTTCTACGGATCTGTTTCAATCCATTCCATTCTAACCAATCTAAGTTCCATGCAGCCCATTCCTCATCCTTTTCAGTTTTAGGAACAAACTGTAACGGTTGGGTAATACTACCCATCCTGTTATGAGAAGCCTTGGCTCCTTTTTTAAGTTGCATTGCATTAAATACTTGCATAACTATTTTATATTTTTAAATGGAGATCTTCTTATGTTTTGCCCTCCTGATGAACTACCTGCAGTCCTACCCATATGACGGAAAGGACTACTGTTTAATTTAAACAAATTTTCTGACTTTTGCAAGTTTTTGGCTGTATCATCCATGATGACTCTCTTGGCATAACCTCTGTTTGCTTGCTGAATTCTCATGAATGCAACTAATGAACAAAATGCTACAAGTCTATCCACGTTGACTCCATCTGAGTAAGCAGCCATTTCTTTAAGCAACATGATGTCAGGTATTCTTTCAATACCATATTTAGTTCTTACAATAGTACCATCTGATTTAGTTTCTACATCTAGTTCCTCTTTGGTGTACTCTATGGCATAACTTAACAAGTGATTCTTAAATAAGGTTCCTGTATTCTTCCAACCATATTCTTGATATACTGAGTTATTAGAACCAAGATCTTTCAAGAACATGATTTGACTTTTAGGTACAAGGTATCTTTGTTTTTTTCTAGATATCATATACTGAATAAATAAAGAGATGTTATTCTCAATTACTGTCCAGGCATTGTACCATTCAATTATTGTTTCCAGTCTCTGGTGTGTTTTATTAATATCATCAAACCTTCCACACCATGCTGCTACAATCTTATCTGGTTCTATATATGTTTCAGTCTCTGTACCTGTAACCTTGGTTACTTCTACAGGAGCTTTCATGATATAAATAGAACATAATGATTCTGATGTTGTAGTTTTTCCCTCCGCAACCGGGTCAATACTAGCATAATACATACCAAAGCTAGGGTTCTCAACTGGTCTTTCCCATACTACAAGCACTCCTGTTTTATCTTCAGTATTTTTTGTAATTGGAAATTCATTAATAGGTCTTTTATTACTGTGCTCAGGAAGTATTTTTCCATTAGCATCTCTTCCTAAGTCTAAGAATTCATAAGAATAGTCTTTATCCTCAATCCTTCTTTGCTGTGCAGTTACAAGATGCATTGGGAATTTAGATACCGTTCTGTGAGCAAATGCTTCTTCAATGTTTCTTGGGTGCTGAGAAATCCTCAACTGATATGTTTCTGGATCAAGTTCTTTTTTCCACTTCTCAAA